TCAATTCACCTGCAATTCGTAGTAGGGCAGATCGGCGGCGGGGCCGGTGATCTGCCCGCCATCTATCCAGCATTTGTTGCCGGGGCTGACGTTGGTGCCGAGCACCGAGAGCTGTTCGCCGGTGCGCAGTTGTACGGTGCTGCGGCCCAGGGCCGGGTCTACGCTCTGCACCGTGGCGATGACGCGCACCGGTCCGGGCAGCAGGCCGCGAAACTTGAGCCAGGGGTTAACTGTGGCCATCGGGTACCTCCAGGGTGATGGTCTGGCTGACCACCGGGGCCTGCACGCTGATGCTGGTGCTCAGGCAGTAGCCGCGGTGGTGGCTGTTGTCCTTGGGATCGTGGTAGGCCACTATCTCACCGGGTTCGCACAGCTCGGGCGCCGAGCCGGGCGGGAACAGCGGGGTGACCAGGGTGGTTTCGTAATAGTCGCCGGTGTCGCTCAGGATGTTGCGGGCCCGCTCCACCGCCTGGGTGGTGTCCTGGTGCAGCACGTCGTACAGGTCCGGTGCCGGCAGGCTGCCGGGCTGGCCGGCGCGGATGGCGTTGACCGCCACCCCGGCCACGGTGCCGGCGAGATACACGCTGTCGTACCGGGGGCGGCGCACCAGGGTACTGGACGGGGTGCGGATCTGGTTGGCGGCAATGTGATTGCGGATGGCGTTCACATTCATGGTGGCCAGTTGCCAGGGGCTGACCAGGTAGCGGGGCTGCAGGATCAGGGTGTCGTCGGTGCGGTGCGGCACCAGCACGGCACCCACCGCCTGGGCCACCTGGCCGAGCACCTCCAGCGGGGTGAGGCCGGTGTAGCTGTAGCTGCCCCCGGCAATCACCCAGAACGGGCTGGTGATGGTCTCGGCGTCGTCGCGCCACGCCACGCTGAAGCCGGTGTTGAGCAGCTCCTCGTTGAGGATCTGCTGGGCGGCGATGTCGGTGGTGAACAGCCGGGAGCGCAGCGGCGCATGGGGGGCGCCCAGGTAGGCGGTACGGCTCTTGCCGGTGAGGCGGAACACCTCGCCCGGGGTTTCCAGCGCCCGCTGGTAGCCCTCCACCATGATCACCCACTGCCAGCCGTTGATGTTCACCTGCAAATGCTTGTGGCCGCTGCCGTCGGGCTTGATGTGCGCCAGCGCCCCCTCCCCGCGCAGATCGCCGGTGAACTGCCAGGCGGCGGTGTCGATGTCCCGGCTCAGGGTGATGTTGTCTACCCACAGCGGGGTGAGGCTGGGCAGGGCGTAGATGGCGACGTTGTTCATCAGCTGGTAGCTCCGCTGGTTGTTGGGGCCGGGTACCGGGTCCATCGGCAGGGGTTGCTGGTTCTCCCAGGGCAGCGGGGTCCAGCGGTCGCGCAGGTTGCCGGCGCCCCAGGGCAGAATTTTGTTGGGGTCCAGCGGGGTGCCGATGCCCCAGGGCAGGATGCTGTGGGTATCGGTGGTGTAGGCGGCCTGCTTGTCCCGGCCCTGGCCGAAGGTGAACTCGATGGCGTCCGGCGGCTGCGGCTGCCAGTCGGCGCCCAGGGGGATCAGCAATTGGCCGGCGGGGTCGCGCAGCAGTGGCGGCACCAGGTCGCGGGGGTACACCGGGCGGGTGATGTGGGGGTTAACGCTGAACCAGCGGCCCTTGGCGCCCAGGTCGGCCCAGCGGGCATCCTCATAGGCCGCGCCGGTGGCCCGGTCACGCGGCGTGATGCTGTGGTCCCACCCGCCGGTCAGTTGCCGGTCGCTGGGGACGGTGGCGGCCCACAGGCTGAGGGTGCGGGCGTCCTGCGGGATGGCGGCCTGCCAGCCGAACACCGGCGCCGGATCCAGCGGCCGGGCCCGGGACCAGGGGTTAACCATGCACAGGTCGGCCGGGGTGCCTTGCTCCCAAGGGCTGACAGCGTGCCGGTCAGCCAGGGCGGCAAACAACAGGGCGGGCCGGATATCACGCCGCAAGGGGCTGCCCTGCTGCCAGGGCAGGCGGGCGGCGCGGCCGATGGCCGGTACCGGGGTGGGCTGGGGCCGGCCGGTGCCGATGACCAGCAGCAGCTCATGAGCGGCGCGGGTGTCGCTGGGGGTGGCGAGCCGGTGGGTGGCATCGGGCTCGGCGGTGAGCAGCTCCAGCCACAGGGCATCGGCCGGGGCCTCGCCGGCCGGGTGCCGGAGGGTAAAGCCGCGATAGTGGGCGCCGCTGGTGTAGCTCATGCGGGTATGGTGATCAGCAGGGGCACATCCGGGCCGTAGGCCTCGGGCCGCATGTATTGCACCGCCACCGCCTTGGCAGTGCCGATCAGTTGCTCGTTACCATCCCCGTTGGGGTCGGTCCACCACAGCGGCTCAATGCCCGGCAGCGTACCCTGCTGGGTCACGCGGTACACATAGCCGAGCCAGGGGTGGGTGTAGGGGTGGATGATATCGCCGATATTCACCACGGCGTTGGCGGTAAACGGCTGGCCGAAGCGCTGGATGGCCAGCACAAATACCTCGGTGTAAATGCCGGAAAACTCCACCGAATAGGTGCCCTCGGCGTTGGCCTGGCCCTGGCCCAGCTCTTCGGGCGCGTCCAGCCCCAGCACGCTGATGTGGGCCCGGTGCGGGCGGCCCTGCAGGCTGACCCGGCCGGAGACCATCGACACCCGGTCTTGCACCAGCCAGTCGGGCGAATCGAGCACGATCGCATTCCAGGCCGGCGGGGTGTATGGGTCCGGGTCCGGCGCCGCCAGCGGCAGGTTGCCGCCCAGCTCGGGAGTGAGATAGGGCGTGGCCATTACACCGGCTCCTGGGTCAGCAGATCTACCAGCACCGGCTTAACCGGGCCATGCACCGCCGGGGCGTACACCGGGCTGGGGGTGAACACCGCCGCGCCCACGATCAGGTTGCTCCCGGTGGGCCAGGGCTCCTCCGGCAGGGTGGCGCCGCTGTTGCCGGCGGTGGTGCAGGTGTAACGGTAGCCGTTGGGCTGCTGGGGGTGGACTATCTCGCCCAGGGCATAGCTCTTGTTGGCCAGCAACTGGTGGCCGTAGTGCTCCAGCGCCATCACGAACACGTGATCGGCATAGAGCCCGGTGGGCAAAAAGAAGGAGCCGTCGGGGGCGGACTGGGTCTCGGCAATAAACCTGAAGTCCCCCGGCGCCAGCGCCACCACGGTGCGCTCGGCGGCCACGTTGGAGAGGCTGACATTGCCCTTGACCGCATAGCCCTGGATCAGGTGCACCACCGGCTGGGGCTTGAGGCGGGGCGGGCTGGCCCCGTCCACAACCCACAGATCGGGCAGGGCGGTTAGGGCTGGATAGTGGGCGGGGTTGTAGGGGTCAGGGTCACCATATAGATCAGTAGCAGACGGAAATGCGCCAGTATCCAGCTTGAATGAATCGACCACCATACTGGAAGAGTGCTGGCCCCATGCTTTGGGCGTCAGATTAATGCAACGTTCGGACCTATCTCTATTTGTTCCATTGGTAAGTTGCCATCCCGCTGCATTCCATACTCCCATAACGACAACATCAGACAACACGGTATTATAGGCGGGGTAGTACCTCTCAAAAAAACTATTGGAGGTATGCCCTGCAACCCCGCCATTAAACGTTACTTTTTCAATTTTTCCTGATTCGAGGCGAACACCGCGATTATTGGGCCCACTGGTTCCTTTTAATCCCGTGATAGTGTGGCCATTTCCATTAAAAACGGATCGCCAGTAGTTATTTATTGATGACAATCCTGATGCGTCGATATCAGCGACCAGTTCGGCATAAACACCTGCAACATGAGCACCGCCCTGGAGAAATGCATTCATCGCCGCTTCGTTATGGATCACATAGGGGTCACTCTCAATCCCCGAACCCTTCAAATACGCCATCCCCTACCCCCTTATAATACCGCTGGATAAATGGGCCTGGAGCAGCCCGCTGATTTGTACACTACCGCCTCGGCGGCGGCGGTGCCGATAAGTCCCAGGCCCTGACTCCACCAGTCGGGCTCGGTGCCGCCGGCCTCCCCGGCGCTGGTGACCTGGTACACCAGGCCGGCGAACAGGGTGGGCCGCACCCGCTGGCCCACGGCCAGGCTCTCGCCGGGCTGCCAGCGGGTGCCGGCATCGTCCAGCGCCAGCACCATCACCGGCTTGTCGTAGTCGCCCAGCTCAATGTAAAAGGCCGCGCCCGAGTCGCTCACCGCCTCGCCCAGGATCTGCCGCCGCTCGCGCAGCGGGTTGTCTTGGTCCGGCTCGTTGTAGTAGCTGAGCACCAGCACCCGCCGGTTGGGTGCGGCCTGGCCATCCAGGGTGACGGTGCCGGCAACGTAGGTGGTCATCAGTCGGCGTCTCCCCGTACCAGCAGTTCAAAGTCGTCGTCCGGGTGGGTGGCCACCCCGGGCAGGATCACCCTGGCCACCCACAGCGGGCTGAGCGCCGCCTCGGTGTTGAAGCGCACCGCGTTGCCGCTGACCCAGCCCACGCCCCAGCCCTCGGCCGGCACGGTGAAATAGGGCTTGCCGGTCACCGGGTTGAGCGGCGCAGTGACGGTGCTGGTGGAGCCGGAGCCGATGATGCCGCGCTCCTCGCCGACGATGTTGAAGGCGGTGCTGCTGGTGAACACCAGGGCCCAGCGCTCGGTAATGGCGCCGGAGTTGAGCATCACCGGCGGAAAGTCGATGGTGTTGTAACTGGCGGAGGGCGCCGCGCCGATCCGGGCGTCGCTCCAGTTGGGGCTGCCCGAGTTCCACACCGCCTGTTCGAACCAGTTTTTGGCACGGGCCGCCTTGTCGCCGTAGGTGACGGCGCTGGCCACGATGGTTTCGCCAGCGGGAAAGTCGTGGGCGCTGGGGGCAATGCCGGTCAGGGTGCCGCCGATCTGCACGTCCGAGAGCATGGTCATGTGCTCGATGCGGTGGCGCACGGTGATGGGCGGCGCCAGCGGGGTAGCGTCCGCCGCTTGCAGGGTGAGCGGGTTGGCAAAGGTGACGGTGCCCGCCTCCCGATCCTCAAGGTATTGGTTGGGGTCCAGCGCCAGCCCGTTCGAGTCAATCACACGAAATTCGGCAATAAACTCGCGGCCCACGTCCACCACCTGGTCGGCGGCCGGGGTGCCGGCGTCCACCTCATCCCAGTGCAGCAGCACCACCACGTCCGCCGGCTGAAACACCGGCACCCGGCCATCGGGCGGCAGGCGCACCGGATCCAGGCCAATCAGGTTGGCGTTGAGCGGCAGCCGGGTTTCCAGCACGGTGTTAAAGCGGATGCTTTGCGGATACACCGGTATGCTGCTGGCCCCGGTGTCGTCGTTCGGGTCGGTGGTGAAGTAGATGTCCGCCACCCCGGTGTTTACGTCTATCTGGCCGTGCACCTTGCCGCTTTGGCTGCTGATCACCCCCTCGCCATCGGCGCTGGCGGTAAGGGTGTCGCCGAACAGGCTGACGGCGGTGAGCTGCAGGCTGGCCACCTGCACCGGCCGGCCCGGGGTGCGCAGGCTGATGTAGGCGGTCATCAGTTGATCGTTCATGGTGGCCATGCTCTGGATGGTCAGGGTGTCGTCGTTGGCCCCCGCCGGGTAGGTGGAAAGGGTGACCAGGGCGGTGTCGTAGTCGATGCGCCCCACCAGCACCCCGGCGTTGGTGGCCGGGGCATAGTCGGTATAAATGCCGCCGTCCCGGTCGAAGTAGGTTATGCCCTCCCAGGTGAACCACAGGCTGCCGGGCAGCACCGGGTTGGCCTCGGGGCCCAGCAGATCCAGGGTGAGCGGCACATTGAGCAGGCTGGCGGGCGGGGTGGAAGCGGTCACCGGGTTGGCCTGGGCGTAGGTGGCCGTCACCGCGCCGACCAGGCGGGCGGTGATGTTTTCGCCCCAGGCGCGCCAGGCGGTAAAGCTGCCCTGGACGGCATTCTGTGCCGGGTAACTGTAGCCCTTGGTGTCGATATGCTTTTGCCGCAGCCCCTGGGGCAGGCTGATATGGCCGGTGGCGTAGTTGATGGTGCCGCCGGCGTTGAAGCCGGTGGTGCCGTTGCCGATCAGCAGGATTTCGCCAAAGCCGCCGGCGCCGTTGTCAAGCAGGTACACATCCTGGTTATAGGTGTTGCCCCGGCTGTCGTTGCCCCAGGTCACCCGGTAGCGCAGCACCACGGTGCCCGGCTCGATGGGGGTGTTGCTCAGGGTGAGGCTGAGCGCGGTGCCACTGATGGCGCCCGGCACGGTTTCGGTAACCGCTTCGCTCACGCTGGCATTGACCACATAGGCCTGGTCCGCCGTTTTGGCGATCTCGATGCTGATCTGCCCGGTGCTGTAGTCGATGGTGCCGCCGGACACATCGCCGGTAAAACCGCCCTGGCCGTTATCGGTGGCGGTTTTGGCCACGGCGTCGGCGTTCCAGGTGATGGTGACGGTACCCGGGTGCACCTGGTGGCCGGGGGGCACTTCTATTTGCAGGTCCACCACCCTAGCACTGAGGGTGCGGGGGCCGTTCCAGGTTTCCAGTTCGTAGGCGCCGCTGCCGGCCCAGCTGTAATAGACCCGGGTGCCGGCATCGGGCAGGTAGGCCAGGGTCAGGCTGGTGGAGCCGGTGCCGAACTGGATATTGCCGGTGCCGTCGCCTTCCAGGGTGCCGTCGCCCCGGTCGGCCAGGGTCAGCCATTTGCCCATGGCCAGGTAATACACCCGCAGGGTGCCCGGGCGGGGGATGGAGTCGGCCAGGTTGAGCACGAACACAAAGCCCCGGTTCTGGTTGGTGACCTCAAACGCACTGGTATGCACCGGGCCGGAGAACAGGCCGCCGGGCATAAACTGGATATTGGCGGTGCCGGTAAAGGTGCCGCTGGTGCGGGTGGCGTCGATCTGGCCGGACTCATGGTCCAACTGGATCAGGCTGAAGTTGTTGTTGCCGCTGCTGTGTACCAGGGTGCCGCTGCCCTGGCTGTCGACATAGGTGCCGCCGTCCAGGGTAATGCTCAGGCTGCCGGGCACGCAGGGCGAGCCGAGAAAGGCCCGGCTGGTGGTGCCGGACACCCCGGCAAAGGCCCGGCTCAGGCTGAGCGGCACGCTACGCGCCGGCACCACGGTAAGGTATTCACTGGCCACCCGCTCGTCGATCACCGGCACCTGCTTGAGCGCGCTGGGTACCAGCGCCTGCAGCACGTTGTCCACCTTGTAATCCAGCGCCCCCACCGCCACCGGCTCGGCCAGGTAGGCGGCGCCGTAGTAGCGGGCGGCGTCCACCACCTGGGTGTAGTAGCTCTCGGCCATGGGCACGCCATTGATGGGGCCCAGCCCGACGCGGGTGACCTCGCCGCCGGGCAGGTCGTGGTTGAGCGGGTTGGCCAGGCCCAGGGTGAGCACCCGGCGCTCCACGTCTACCGCTTCCTGCTGCCATACCACGGTGAAGATCTGGGTGCTGTAATCCACGCTGGTCACCCGCACATACTGGTTGTTGCCGCTGGTGGGGTCTTCCAGGTAGTAGGTTTCGCCCACTTCGGGGATCACCGAACGAGTGTACTGGGCCACGGAGAGGGTGCGCTGGCCGCGCAGGTGGTTGCCGAGCAGGCCGAAGTCCGCCGGCCGGCCGCGGGTGACGTAGCTCTCGATGCGGTCGCGGGCGTCACTGCGCTGATCCTCGTAGTTGGCGGTGTCGAACAGTACCACGCTCACGTTGGCGTCGCGCGGCTTGAGGCTGAGGATGCTGTGGGCGCCGAGGAACACATCGTCGTCGTCGGTTTGCGGGCCACTGTAAACTTTGCGCAGGTGCACGGCGCCCACGGTACGGTTCAGGCGCGAGATGTCGGGGAACAGGTTGTTGACCAGGCCGCTTTCAATCTCGCGGTTGGTGGCGCGGCCGCCGCCGTCCGGCTCGTCGGTGAGGCGCTCGGACTCCAGCAGTTTTACGGCATCGGGGGTGATCGGCATGGTTAGACCTCAATCAGGCGAAGGGTGGCGTCGTAGTAGTGGCCGGGCTCGGCCGCCGGGTGAGCCAGGCGCTGCACCTCGGTGGCGGCAATGGCACCCTCGCTGTGGCGCCAGGCCACGGTGTAGTCGGTGCCGTAGTAGCTGAGCAGCAGGCTGCCCGGGGTGGCGGCCAGGCCGCGCAGGGCGTCGAGCTGGGCGCGGGTGAGCCAGGCGCCGGCGCTCACCAGGGTGATCGGCCGCCCGGCCAGGCGGCTGATCTCGTCGATGTGCAGGGCGCCGGCGGCGCTGGTGTGGGTAGCCTGCAGCACCGGCGACCAGCTGAGTTCGTCGGGCCATTGCATGTCGTCGGGCAGGGTGATGCCCCCCAGTATGATGCTCATCAGCGCCTCGTCAGTGTGGTGCGGGACAGGTTGGCCAACAGGTCGATAAAGGCGGTTTCTTCACCGGGCTGGGCAAACACGGTGGTGGCCGGCTGCCCGGGCAGGTTGAGTACGATCGGCTGCAGGCCGGTGTTGGCCTCCGGCACCCGGGTCACGGTGGGATCCGGGGCGCGTTGGGCTGGCTGGTCGGCGGCCTGGCGCTGCCGGGCCTGCTGTTGCAGCCGTTGCAGTTCGTCGTTGGCCCGCTGGATCTGGCCGAGGCGGGTGTCGCTGAGTACGTCGGCGATGCTGCCGGGCAGGCGGCCGCTGTTGCGCCGATATTCCAGCTCTTTTTCCAGCTCGGCCTGGACGTTGAGGATCTCCTTCTCGATAGCGCCCAGGTCGCCGCGGATGCGGTTGAAGTCCAGCTGGCTGGAGTAGGTTTGTACCGAGATGGGGCCTTTGCGGGGGTTGCCCTGGCCACCCGCTATCGCCTGCCCCATGTCTTCGGCGGCCCGGCGGGTGTTGTCCATTTCGCCCTGGGTTTTCTTCAACTCGCCGCGCATCCGCTCCAGCGCCTTGCGCGCCTTGTCTTCGGCGGTATCGAAGCCATCGCCGATCTCGGTGGCCTTGGTTTTGGTTTCGGCTATTTTCTCGTCTATCCAGGCCAGGGCGCGGGTGACTTCTTGAGCTGCCACCTTGCCCTCGTCTGCTGCCTTCTTGAATGCCGCACGTAGCGCCAGCAGTTCCTTTTCTGTATCCAGCCGATTGGCTGCGGCTTTGAAGGCGGCGGCAATCTCCCTGCTGCTGGCACTGGCATCCTGGGTGATGAGCGAGAAGGTCTGTAGAATATCCTGGCCAGTTTCATCTATGCCGGTGCGCAGTTCCTGCAGCGAGAGACCCAGTTTCTTGAATGCCGCACTGGTTACTCCATCCACCACACTGGCCAGTTGCTTGGCACTTTCACCGGCAGCACCAAAGGCGGCCTCGGCGGCGATACGGAACTTGACCAGATCTTCACTGCTCAGCTTTTCCAGCTGGCCGGAAAGGTAGGTGTTCATCTCGTCGGCGGTGATCTGGCTGGTTTCAGCCAGCTCCACCAGGGTGCCGATCAACTCGCGCACGCCGTCCACGGCCGTCAGGTCAGCATTTTTGAACAGGTCATCCAATGCCTGGCGGGCGGTTTTGCCCTGGCTGGTGAGGGTGCCGAACTCGGCCACCAGTGCCTGCACCGCCGGGCTGAGCCGGGTTTGCACCGAGGTGGCGGCCAGTTGAATACCGGCGTCCACATCGGCAAAGCCCTGCCGCATGCGGGCCAGGGCGTCGTCTATCTTTATCGCCTCGGCGTTGGCGGTTTCGCCCAGTTCCTGATAGGCCTTTTTCACGTTGAGCTGGGCGGTCAGGTATTCGCGCAGGCCGGCCAGCCGGGCCTGGTAGGCTGCCAGTTCGTCGGCGGTGAGCGCGGCCACCTGCTCGGCAGTGAGGATCTGCACGTTGCGGAATTGCTGGAACTGCTGCATGGCCTGGATGTTCTGGGCCGCCAGCTGCTCGTAGTAGGCCCTGGTCTGGGCTGCCACGCGCTGTTCCACCTCGCCGGCCTCGCCCATCTTGGCGGCCCACTCCCCGGTGGCCTTGGCCGCCTCGTAGCTCTTGCTTATCAGCAAATCCAGCCCGGCAATGATCAGCCCGGCCTTAAAGGCGCCGGGAATGGCCATCAGCGCCAGCCGGAGCTTGCCGGCCTGGGCGGCGGCGGTGCCCATTTTGGCGGAGGCCTCCACCGTGCTGGCCACCAGCTTGGTGCGGATGGCGCCCGCCAGCAGGCCGATATCCCGGATCATGCTGGCCACTTTGATGGCCACCCAGGCCTTGGCAATAAACAGAATGGCATCGCGCCATTCGTAAATGGTGGTGATCAGCCCCTTGATGGCCTGGCCCATGGCCACCAGGGTGTCGCTCACCTGTTGGGCCAGTTGCTTTAGCCGGCCGTCGTTCGCCATGGCGCGGAACTCGGCGTTGACCGCGGCAAGCTGCTCCTTCAGCCAGTCGAGAACGCCACCACTGGCCACTTCGCGGTAGAACTCGACGATGTTGTCTTTGGCGTTGGAGATCAGGCCAGACAGCTGACTCATGCCGGAAGCCGCGGCACCCTGGTTGGCCCGGCCCATTTCATCAAGCAGTGCCTTGATGACGTCCCGGCCCAGTTGCCCCTGGGAACTGAGCTGTTGCAGCTCTTCGGTGTTTTTGCCGGTGACCTTGGCGAGCAGGTCCCACACCGGCACCCCGCGCTCGATCAGTTGGAGGATTTCTTCACCCTGCAGCTTTTGCTTGGCCCAGGCCTGGCCCAGCGCCAGCGATATGCCCTCCACCTCCTGGAAGCTGCCGCCGAGTTGGTAGGCCTGGTCGATCACCGCCTGCATGGTGCCGTCCATCGGGTCCAGGCCAAAGGCCTTGAGCCTCACAAAGGTCTGGGTCACCTCTTCAAGCTGCAGTGGGGTGTCGCGGGTGAACTGCTCTATCCACTTCACCGCGCTCTGGCCCGCTTCCAGGCTGCCCATCAGCCCGGTGAGCTGGCTTTCGAGCCGCTCGAACTGGTCACCGACGGTGAAGATTTGTCGGATCTGGTTGGCCAGGGTGTTGAGCCCGAAAAAGGCCGCCACGGTGGCGGTGGCGGTGCGCGCCAGGTTGCCCAGCTTGCTACCGGTGGCGTCCGACTCAGTCCCTACTTGCCGGAGCGCGGCAGCCTGTTGGGCCGCAGCCTGGCGGGTCTTATCCATCTCGGCCTTGAGCTGCTTTTGCCGCTCGGCCAGGTTGCGCTGGGTCTGGTTGAGCTGGGTGGTGCTGCCGCCCAGGCTGTTAATGGCCCGGCGGGACTGTTCCAGCTCCTGGCGCTGCCTGGCGTATTCGACCTTGGCGCCGGCGGCGGCGGTTTTGGATCGGTCGAACTGCTTGGCCAGCTCGCGGGTGTTGCGCTGGTTGTCGTTCACCGCGCTACCCAGGCGCTTGACCTCGCCGGCGGCTTCCTTGTTGGCCTGGGTGCTCTGGGCCAGCGCCTGGCGGTTGGCGTCGTGCGCCTTTTTGGCCTCATTAACCCGCTGCTCTGCTTTGTCCAATTCCTGGGCGTACTGGCCGGCGTCGATCTTGCCTTTTTCAAAGGCGGTATTGAGCCTGTTCAGCTCGCGTTCGGCTTCCCGCTGGGCTTTGGCCGACTCGGTAACGGCCTGGCGTTGCTGCTTGATGGCGGCGGCGCTGTCGCTGACCGTGGCCTTGGCTTCACGCCATTGGCGGTTTAGCCCCTCGCCCGCCCCTTCGCTGTCCCGCAGTTCCCGCGCCAGCCCGGCCACCGCGCGGGTGCCCTGCTGGTAGGCCTGCTCGGCGTCATCGACGGCGCGTTTCTGTTCACCGAATCCCTGGATAATGCGCTGGGTGTCCTGCAATTTATCCAGCTCGGTCTTCAGTTCTTTGGTGGTATCGCGCAGGGATTCCAGGCTGTCTTCCGCCTCGGTGGCGGTACCGGAAAACAGGTTTTTGCCCCGGATCACCAGGTTGACTATCTTGTCGGTAAACGCCATGGCAGCCTCTAACGAAAAAGCCCCGGCAAATGCCGAGGCTCAGATATGAAAAAACCCGCCGAAGCGGGTTTTTGATGTAGGCGAGAATCAACAGTGAAACTTACAGCCTGATCCTGGCACTAACCTTCTCTTCGATGGTTAGTTTTTTATGGCTGTCACCCTCGATAATCCAGCCATTCCTTTCTTGGCTGAATCGACAGATATGCAGCACGGGTGTTTCCAGGGCCTGGGTTACTATCGCCAGCCGGTAATCCTGTGCTTGTGCTTGAAACGCCTGATATTCGTTGGCCGTCAGTTGCACCAGAGCTTCTCCGCCCGAAAGCCCTTTGACCTCGACCCTCAGCAGAACGGACTCGGCAGAAATCTCCAAATCCCAACCACAATTGTCCTTTTCTACACTGGTCACAGAGTAGTTGAGTGCCTCATAATACTGCTGAACCCGAGCCACCGCTGCCAACTCAACTTGAGCATTGTGCCAGGGGTCTACGGTCTTGACCGTGGTGACTCCCGGAGAAAGACGCTTTCCTCCAATAACATCCAGCACCGGCTGAATATTCGCCCGAGCTTGGGGCGTGTCGGCATACCAGATATTCGACTGCCCCATTCCGCCCTGTACTCGGCGGGGGACAGGGAGACGCCGCCGTTCATCAAGCGGCAGTAAATGCACATCCGTCTCCCTCGCCCTGATCCAGTAGCCATGCAGACCGTTGCGCTCATGAACCGGCATCGACCGAGTAAAAGGTTGGAAATTGCGATAGAGGGTGGCGTGTTTGTACCAACCCACAACCACCGTATTACCTCCAGGCTGTCTGGCCGTCCAAATCACAAGGATGTCATCGACACTGGCCTTGCCCTTGGCATCAAAGCGGTCGATGTTGATGGTTCCCTGCCCCTGCTCGGGTTTGGCTCCCGGAGGTTGAACGTATCCATAAACATGGCCGTCCACGGCAAGAAAGTTGCAAACTTCATGCCCCCTGCCATGGACGTCGACATAGGCACCTCCTCCTTTGATTTGATCCAGCTCACTCTGTCCTTGGTAAAACTCCATCCAGCCAATGTTACAAACAATCCATTTCATCTTGTGGAATCCATATTTGTCGGCGGTAAATCGCCTTCAGTGTAGCGAAGCACTATCAGTTCTGCGCCAAACGGCGGAAGAACTGGGACTTGCCCACCGGCTTGCTGGTGTCCGCCAGCACTTCGCCTTCCAGCGGGAACTCGCCGAACTCTTCCGAGATCAGGCCCAGGCCGGTGGTGGGCGCCGGTTTCCAGCGGTACACATCCAGCACCGCCCGCTTGCCGGTGTTGTCGTTGAGGCCGTCCATCACCACCGCCACTTCGGCGCCCGATTCCACCAGGGCCTCCAGCGCGGAGCCGGCCACCGAGGTGTAGCTCACCTTGATGATGTCGTCTTCACTGATGGCCCCGCCCGGCAGCGGCAGTATGCCGGCGGCGGACACATCAAAATCGGTGCCTTTCACCAGGGGCTGGTCCAGCTCGTCCTTTACGGTGACCGGCTCGGCCAGGTCGATCATGTGGGCGGTGCGCACCAGGTTGACCCCGGCGGCCACGGTGTATTCGGCATCGGTCACGGTCTGGGCGGTGAGCACGTCCACCTTGCCGCGCAGGGCCAGCGCCAGGTTTTCGTTGTTGAATGAATCCAGGGTCAGGCTCAGGCGCACGGCGGAGACCCGCTCCAGGGTGGCCGCGTTGCCGCCGCCGCCACGGAAGTTGGGCCGGTTGACGGTGTTCACCTCGATGGCGAAGTTGGCGTTGGACACGTTGCCCACATCCCGGCCATCGACATAGATAATGCCGGAGCCGATATATTGCTCATTACGGATTTCGAAGGCCATGATGGTCACTCCAGATTGGTCAGTTGATCGGTGTAGTTGAGGGTGATCGGGGTCTGGCTCACGTAGATGTGGTCATACCCTTCGGGGATGAAAAACTCGGTGGAGCCCAGCTCAAAGGTGTTGCCGCCCAGCTGCTTGAGCCGGTTGCCGTAATAGAGCGCACTGCGCAGCGCCAGCAGGGCGGCGTCCATGGCGTCGTCCTGCGCCGGACCGGCGTTCACCGCCAGCATGATGTGGCACACACGGCCGGCGGAAAGCACCGACTCGTTGGTTTTGCGCGGCTCGTCGGTGGCCGGCTGCAGGGTGATCAGCGGGCTCTGCTCCAGCCCCCGGGCAATGTGCAGGTATTGGCCAAGGAAGCCGGCGCGCACATCGGCGCCGGGAATGGCCTGCAGCCGGGCGATCAGCGCCTGGCGTTGGGTGATGATGGTGCTCATTCACAACTCCAGTTGGCGGAGGAATTCGGCCAGCAGCAGGTCGTCCACCTCGGGGGCAATCTGCTCGCGGATGTTCTGCCACAGCTGATCGACGGAGGGGCCGTAGCGCACCTTGTAGTCTTTCCGGCCGGGGCCTTCCCGGGTCACTACGCCCAGGTTGCCGTTGTTCAGCTTCATCAGCCAGGCGCCGGGCATCACTTTTTTCTGCCCGGGCTTCACCTCCACCTGTACCCCGGCCAACTTGCGCTTGCCGGGCAGCTTGGCCTTGCCGGTCAGTTGGCGGGCGTTAAAGCGGCTGAGCTGGGTGCCGCGTCCTCGGCCGCTAATCATGGTGGTAATATCATGGGGGTTAGCCCGACGCTGAACGAACAGGCGCTCGTTCACATAACTCGCCATTAACTTCACTTCTTCGCGGATCCTGGCGCTGCCCAGGGTACGGCCCCGCTGGGCGGCGTGGTTGACCGCCCGCACCAGGGCGCGGGTGGTGTCGTTGTCCAGCTTGCCCAGCATGCGCTTGGCGGCCTCGAGTTCGGCTTCGGCACTCATGCGGGGATCACCCGGTAGCGAATAAACGGCCGCTCTTCCATCAACTGGTTGAGCATCCAGGTCTCGCCGCCGGCCAGGCGGATGCGATCCCCTTTGTTATGATTGGGCTGCTCGGCCCGGGGCCAACTGATTTCGGTCACGCCGACAATGGCCCGGCCGTATTCGTCCCGCGCCTCCACATCCCGGTCCACGATCACCGACACCGGTACCTCCCCGGGTAGGTAATGGGCCGGCTCGTCCTCCCCGAACGCCGCCAAAAAGGCCGGCACCGCGCGATCGAAGACGTCTTCAAACTGGCTCATGGGGTGCTCCAGAAAGGGGCCGGAGCCCCTGATCTCAGTTGATCAGCCAGGCGTTGGCGTAGCCGCCGGCTTCGTCGGTGGCCAGCTTGCCAAAGGCCACGGCCTCCGCCGTAGCGGCCGCCACCAGTTCGCCGGCCAGCCAGCCCACGGCGGCGCCGGCGGTCAGGCCGGTGGCACAGGGCAGCAGCCAGACACCGCCGGTGCGGCCGGCAAATTCTTCATCCTGGGCGGCATCCACCAGCGGGATCACGGTGATGGTGCCAATGGTCACCGGGGTACCGGCGGTCACGCCGCCGGCCGGGGCGATCAGCTCCAGCACATCCCCTTCTTGCACATAGTTACGGGCCATAATGGTTCTCTCTCTAAAGCGGTGAGGGAGGCGGCAGGGTCAGGCTGCCGCCGGTAAGGGGTTAGGCGCCGGTGGAGTGCACCAGGCCGCGGTAGTCGAGCGGTGCCACACCCGCGTCGATGCGCACCTTGGTGGCCACGCCGTCCACGGTAAAGCCCTGTTGCTGCTCGATGTAGGGGGTGTCCACGCCGTTGAGGTAGGCCACCTCAATGGTGTCGGAGCCCGCCTTGGCAGCCAGATACCAGGCGGTATTGGTGCCGGCCTCGCCGTCCAGGCGGGGTTCGCCAATCACTTCCGCAAAGTTGCGGATGGGGTTGTCGATGCCGCTGTTGATGTCGGCGCCGGCCACCGAGGCGGAGCGGATCACCTGGTTGGCCTTGGCCTCCAGGCTCACCGGCACCAGCACATAGGCCGGGCGGATGTTGAGGGTGCGCGGCTTGCCGCTCTCGGTCAGGGTCTTCTGGGTGCGCATCAGGGTGCGGGCCTTGTCCAGGTTCTCCACGGTAATGGCACCGGTGGTGGTGTTCTTGTGGGTGGCATGGAACAGGGCCACGTTGTCGGACAGCTTGGGGTTGTCCATCAGCACCGCATACACCAGATCGCCGACGGTGGCCTTGGCCGCCATGCCCATCTTCATGGGGATGGCGGTCAGTGCGCTCAGATCGTCGTTGATGATGGCCTGGCGGGTGATGCTGAACACTTCCCCATAGGTGGCCAGCTGGATTTTTTCGCCAGTGTCGCCCAGGGTGATGTGCTTGTATTCTGCCCCTTCGCGCACCTGGCGCAGGGAGGGGAATTCGCCCAGGCCGACCCGGTGGGAGATTTTGAAGTCGCTGAGCTGGCCGCGCCGGGTCCATTTCTGGAAGGTCTCTTCCGCTTCCTCCCAGCCCTGCAGCAGCGCCTTGTGGGCGACGTCCAGCAAGATCTGGCCAAAGTCACTGGTGCTGTGGGTGAAGGCCAGCCCCACCATCTGCATGGGGTTGTAGGCAGCCACGCCAATGCCCCTGTCCACCAGCGAGGCTCGCGCCAGCTCGCGCAGGGTCATGTGGTTGTAGGCGTTGTCGGCCTCGGCGTTGGCCAGGCCGGCGCGCGCCATCACGCTCGCCCGCACCCCGTCCCCCACCAGGTTGCCGTTGCCGGCGTGGATGTGGGCATGGTTGGCCGGGGTGCTGGGGGTGGTGCCCTGCCCCATGGCGTCCAGCAGCTGGGCGCGGGCCTGGGCCGGGGTGGTTTCCAGGTTGCCCAGGCACTCGGCCATCAGTTCCAGGTGGCGGTTGCCGGCCAGGGCGAACAGGTCGCGGATTTCGGCCTGGCGGGCCTGCTCCTGTTGGCGGAACTGGGCCTGCAACTCGGCGGCGGTAGGCTGCTGGGCTGCAGCGGGCTGAGCCGGCACGGCCGGAGCCGGTTGGGCCGGGGCTGCGGCGGCGGGCTGGGTGGGTTGCGCTGCGGGTTGGGCAGGCGGCGGGTTCTGGCCGTGGGCCTTGGCGCCCATCAGGGCTTTCAGTTCGCTGGGCATATTAAGCTCCTCGGTGCGATGGTTGAGTGCAGCCGCCGCCTTGAGCGGCGCGATAACGTGGTTGGCAAAACCGTGCTCTACCGCTTCCTGTCCGTTGAGCCAGGTTTCGGGCTTGAGCATGGCTTTGATCTCATCTTCGGATTTGCCGGTTTTGTTGACGTAGGCGCGGATCAGCATGGCCTCGTTGCGGTCGAGAAATTCGGCGTAGTCGCGCATGTCGTCCGCATCCCCCATGCTGCCGCCCCAGGGCTTGTGGATCATCAGCCAGGCGTTTTCGGGCATGTGCAGGGTGGCGTTGGGCAGGCAGGCAATCACGCTGGCCATGCTGGCGGCCATGCCGTCCACATAGATGTCAATGCGGGCAGTGAGCCCGGACAGGATGTTGTAGATGGCAAAGCCGTCCATCACGTCGCCACCCGGGCTGTGGATGCGTATGGTGATGGCCTTGGCTTCGAACAGGCCCTTGTCCTTGGCCTCCTTGATGAACTGCTTGGCGGTCACGTCCCAGCCGATCACGTCGTAAATGGCGATCTCCATGGCCTGGGTGCTGGTGGCGGCCTGAATGCGATACCAGCTATCGCTGCCGACGGCGGCGGCGGCCGCTTTCGGGCTCGTCAGTCGGTTCAGAAGATGGGTTGCTTGGTTCATTTTGCCCCCGGTCGTTGGCTGGGTCGGTGTCGGTGATAATCTGGTGGTTGCGGTTAAAGTCTTTGTCGGCCACCCGCTGGCGGCGGACCTCGTCGGGGTTGCGGCCCCGGGCGCGGATCCATTCGCTCTCGGAGGCGGCGCCGCCCCGGATCTGGTCGCGCCAGCCCTTGCTCTCCTTGGCCGGGTCAATCCACGGCATCACCGGCGCCAGGTAGAGGGCGTTGAACAGGCTGTTGCGGTCCACATCCTTCGGTAATTTGATGCCACCGGCGGCGATGTCCATGGCCAGCCAGTGGCGATACACCGGCCGCGACCACTGGGCGACAAAGGCGTCCTGCAGCACGGCAAAGCCTTCGAACTGCTCCACCAGCTCCTGGCGCTGGGCGCTGTAGGTGCCGTCGTAGTCGCGGGCAATGCTGGAGTAGCCGGAACGGGCGCCGGCGGCAGCGCTGCGCAGCTGGCCCTCGCGCCAGATGTTGAGCGCCACGTTGGGCCGGTTGCTCTGGATACTGCCTACCTCTTCGCCCTGGCGCAGATCGTCAAAGGTCATGCCCGGGGCGATGGGGAATTCCCGTGGCGCCTGGGGCTGGCTGCTGTCCGGCGGGCTGTACATGTCCGCCGTGCCCTTGCGGATGAAAAAGGCCAGGGCGGCGGAGATGCGGGCGGCGACGCGTTCGGACTCTTCCACATCCTTGAGGTCGGCCAGCCGGGTGATGATGCCGTGCAGCAGGCTGACTCCGCGCAGCTGATGCAGCCGCTTGACCAGGGCCAGATGGAGCATGCGCTCCGCCGGGATCTCCTTGGTTTTGTGGCGCATGCCGAGATCGCCGGGATGGTCGTACAGCACCTGGTAACCCAGGATGCGGCCCCAGGCGTTGAGCCGGCAGCCCTGGCGGATGTTGTTGCCCGGCTCGTTGAGCTCATAGGGCACAAAGTCGGGCTCCAGCAGTTCAATGGCGAAGGGGGTGGCGGTGGCGTACTGGTAGCCGGGTACCCGGCCCTGCAGCAGTTGGCCAAACACTTCGCCGTCGCGCAGCCAGGTGCGAGCCACCAGCCGCTCCATTTCCGGGCGGCTCATCCGGCCGGTGACTTCCGGCCTGAGCGACCATTCGGCCCAGCGCTCGCGGATGGTGGCGGCCAGCTCTTCGTGGATGTCGCCGCCGAGGGTCATCGGCTGGGGCTCTATCTGGATGCCGCGGGCGCCGACGATGCGCTCTTCCATCTTGTCGAGCAGGCCGATCACGATGTCGTGGTTTTCGTCCAGCCAGCGGGCCTGTTCGCGCAGGCTGCGGCCGGCGGCGAACACCGCCTGGTTGCCGTTGCGATGCTCCCGGGTCGCCTTGTGGGTGCGGCTGGGGTTGGCCGCCTCGTAGCCGTACAGCTCCAGCCGTTTGCGGGCCCGGGCCGCGCCCCAGGCGGGCGCCAGCTCGTTGATGAGGGTGTCGAGCCAGTTCATCAGAATTTGGCCAGGCTGTACTGGGGCCGGGTGCGGGCGGTGGGGCTCAGGGCGGCCAGGCGCGACTCGACCTCATGGCGGCCCTTGCGGATTTCGCTCAGGTTTTCCCGGTTGATCTGCTTGTTGCCCCACATCACCCACTTGCCGGCCAGCAGGTCTTTTTCCGCCTGCACATAGCGCGCCAGCAGGTCTTGCAGTTCGCTTTTGGTCATAGCCATCCGCCTTTGTTGACGCCGCCCAGCCAGCCGCCGCCCGGTTTGGCCGGGGGCGCCGGGGTGGCGGCCTTGATGGGTTTGGGCGCCGGCTGTTGCTCGGGCCTGGGCTGGTTGAGGTTCCAGCCGAAATGCTGCTGGCCAATCCGGCACGCCGCCAGGGCGTACACGGCACAGTCGGTCGGCTCGTTGCGGGCGTGGCCCGGGTTGACCCAGCGGTACACCCGTTTGCCCTTGATGAAGTCGACTTTTTTCACCTCGCAGCTGAGTCCCTTGAAGTAGTCGTCATCGGCCCAGTCGGAGATGGGGTGATGGCGATAGCCCGGGTTGGGCTGTTCCAGGCCCACCGGCAACTGGGTCAGGCGGCCATAAAGCACGTCCTTGGCGTTGTCGGTCCCCACTTCCGTCAGGTAGACCCCCTTGCGGGTCCGCTTGCGCGGGAAGTTGGCGATCGGCTTGCCGTAGACGCTGGCCCCCTTGATGGGGATCCACTGCATGGGCCGCTGCTTGCAGAAGCTGTACACCTCGTCGGTGTAGTGGCCGCCCGAGTCGATGCAGGCCAGTTTGATGTCCATTGGCTGACCGTCGGCGCGGAGGAACTGGCGGGTGAGCAGCTCGCGCAGCTTGTCCCACAGTTCCTGCTTGCCCGGGTCGCCATAGAGCCGGAAATAGTGCAGCACCCAGGATTCCTCGCCGCTGCCCCAGCCGGTCATTTCCCCTTCGATGCGGTCATCCTGAACGTCGATGCCGGCGCTGACGTAGAGCACCGGCAGGGGGGCTTCGGCCGGGTAGAGCTCGCGCCGGCCGGCGATGGCTTCCCACTCCAGCTTGGTGCCTTCGGTGTCGTCGAAGGTTTCGCCCAGGGTGGTGTTGATAAAGGTCTTGAGCTTGCCCCTGTCGTCCTTGGCCTTGAAGAAGTCCTTCACCACCTGCTCCCAGGTGGTGAAGGGGCTGTAGGCGGTCCAGATGTGGAAGGTCAGGCTGTCCGGGGTGGCGCAGGGCGTGCCGGTGGCGTCGAACCAGTCGATGCCGTTTTGGGTGTTGAGGCCGGTGTGGTCGCAAATCCAGCGGCCCGGGCCCTGGTCCAGCTCGCTCTGCTCGATGGCGCAGCCGTTGTGCTCGCAGCAGTAGTAGGCCGTGCCGGGCTGGCCCTTTTGCCATTTGATGCCAAAGTCGCAGTCCGGGCCGCCCCACTTCAGGTGCTGCAGTTCACCGCAGTGCGGGCACGGCACATGGAACCGCAGGAAGTGAGGCGACTCGCCGGCCGCCCGCTCTATCTGACACTGGCCGGCAATTTTGGGGGTGGAGCCGCGGATCGACTTGGGGAAGGTCGAGCCTTCGATGCGCTTGTCGCCGAGGAAGGTCGGGCTGCCTTCTTTTTCGATATCTTCGTCGAAGGAAGCCAGTTCGTCGTAGACGATGAAGTCGAACGATTTTTCCCGGAAATTGCGGGCCGCCTTTCCGCCCAGGATCTCCAGCCCGTTGCCGTTGGCGAAGCGCTTCATGCTGAGGGTGTTGTCCCGGTGGCGCTTGCCATACCAGGGGGCCAGCGCCAGCAGTGGCGGCACGTCGCGGATCATGGGCTCGACGTGCTTTTTCATAAAGGCGTCGGCATCGGAGTCGGTGGGCTGGTAGATGCCGCCGTTGCGCCGCTTGTGTTCGAGGAAGTAGGCGGTGACCCCGAGCAGCATTTTGGTGTAGCCGACCCGGGCGCTTTTGATGAAGTTCACTTCCCGGATATCGTCGTTGCCCATGGCGTTGACGATGGCCACCTGGAACGGCAGCGTCTCCCACTGGCCCTCCTGATAGGAGGACTCCTTCGACATGTAGTAGTTTTCGTCGAGCCACTCTACCGGGGTGAGCGGCTCGGGTTTGTAGAGCGCGCTGAGCCCGAGCGCGACCGCACGGCGCAGCGATTCAAGTTGTGCGGTCGAGATAGTCATCGAGTAACTCCGGGATCATGGCGTCCAGCCCGGCGGCTATGTTCCGGGCCTTGGCAATCTCCCTGGTGAGATACTCGATGTGTTTGGTCTGCAGCTCCGGGAATCGCCGCCGAACGCTGAGCGGTAGGGTGTCGAGTTTGCTGGCCACCTCGGCCGCGATGCGGGTCAGGGCAAAGGCCGCGAATTCGGTTTCCACCACGTTGCGCTTGGCCTTTTCGTTATCCAGCTCCTGGGCGTCGGCGCGGGCCTTTGTCAGCCGCCAGTTCTGAAACTCCAGATCGTGCTCGCTGAGGTCTTTGGGCTCGTCAGGTTGGTGTTTGGCCCGCTCCCGCTCCAGTCGGTTCTCCAGCACTTGGCGGACGTCGAAATACACCGAGGTGCCGATCTTGGCGATCGGCTTCACGCCCCATTTGTCAAAGGCCTGCACGCTGATCCCGAGGCTCGCCGCCATCTGCACCTTGTTCAGCCAGTGCGGCTCCGGCTGCGGCTTATCCGATGATGCGGGTCTCTTAGCCATAAACAACAACCAACCCCCATGGAAACCTCACGAATAGCGAAAATCCGCGCCTCCACGACCCCGTAATGGGGCTACCCCCCGGGAGTACCTTTTGAATTTTGATTTTGGTTCGAACGAATCCAATTGAAGCCGCCACCCAGGTCAGGCGCCGGCCGTTCCGCCAGTTGCTCTATCTTGCGTTGCTTGTCAGCACTGCCCCGTGAGCTACCCAGCCAATAGGTCACGGCAGCCAGGAACGCGGTGACGATCTGCCCAGCCAAGTAGAACACCACATCCTGCGAGCCGGTCGGTACGTTCACCCATAGCAGAGCCATGGTGAGGGCGGTGACCATGGCGGCCAGTGCCAGGGTAAGCCGAGCCGGTACCGGGTTGGCCTGGTGCTGGCTGCGGGCATGCTGTACATCGGCCAGGTGGATACGCTCACGCTCGATGTCCAGTTCTTGCAGCCGGATGTTGGCCTGGCGGATCTGCTCCCGCTCCCGGTGGGCCCACTCCTGCAGGCGCAGGGCGGCATCCGGGTTGTTACGCAGCTCTGCCGCCACTGCCTCGGGTGTGGTGTCGGTACCCAGTGCGCCGGCAATCTGGCTGCCAATGCTGACCGCCATTCCCGCCGGGCCACCAAGTAACGGGGCCAAGGCACCGGCCACACGGCCAACCGTGCCGGCTATCTCACGCCATTCCATCACTACCCCCTAACCGAAGTTCACCGGCAGCAGCCCGGCGTTGAGCTTGGCTTCTATCTTGGCCACCGCCTCGCCCCGGGTGATCACGCCATCACGGTTGGCATCGAGCCCGCTGTTCTGGCGGTAGGTGGTGGGCCTGTGGTTGCGGTCCCACATTACCCAGTTGCTCGCCTGGCCAATGCCGGCCGGCCAGAGAATGGCCATGTACACATCGCCCAGGTTTTGCAAGCGGCCCCGGTAGGGCTTGAAGTAGCGGTATACATAGTTGATCTGGTCTTCTGCACTCATCCTGGCCAGGGCATCGGTACTGGTGCCCAATGCCCGTGCCGTGTCCGGCATAAACTGAATCAACCCAGTGGCGCCGCTGCCGGCCGCGTTGCGCACATCGGCACGGAAGGTCTCGCCGCTCTCGAAGGCGATGCAGGCCATCAGCCAATCCGCACTGGTACCCAGGGCGTCGGCGGTCCAGCGGATCCGGTCGCGGAAAACCTGGCTCACCCGCTTGCCCCAGGCCATGCCCTGCCCGGATGGTTGCTCGCTCACCTGGACCTCATTGCGGGCCCGGGCCGCCTCCAGCAGTGCCAGGTATCCCGTTTCGCTGAGGCTGCCCCAGACACCATCAACAATGCCGTCGTACAGGCCCAGGGATTTCATATCCTGTTGCAGGCGGGAGACTTGCATGGTCAATCCCTCCACTTCACGGCACGGAGCAGGCCGAACGCCGCCCCCACCGTACCCACGGCCAGACCGGCCAGGGTGGTGATATCGGAACCGTACAGGGTGAAGTTGCCCGCCATAATCTCGGAAAGCGGCGAGCTGAGCAGGCTGGCATGGGATTGCGCGGATTCGTAGGCGGACTTGCCCACCACGGCGGTGCTGGAGAGCATGGTCACCAGCAGGGTCACTTTGTCTGACACCAGGCCTCCAGAAACGCAAAAACCCCGCCGGAGCAGGGTTCAAATAGAAAGGGGGAATGCGCTAAGCGCACTCCCCCACCATGGATTCAATTCTGGTCAAAATTTCCCAGATGTCAAGACCGCTTTCCTTGCTAACTGAGCTTGCCCACTTGTCACGCCTCTTTTACCGGGTCTTTTTCTCTATTCACAATGTGAGCTTTTTTAAGAGAGGTGGCAGCTGCCTCAACTTCGGCGTTCATGTCACTGTCAAATACCTCACCCAGTTCACTTTGAACTGCATTAACGACCAGCTGGTTTAGGCTGACACCAGACGCTGCCGCGGCGGCTACAGCCAGGCGATGTAGTTCGCTTGAAGCTCTAACTTGGAATTTTCCAGAGAAGGCGCGGAATGGGCTGATACCCTTTTCCGCGCATGTCTCCATAAACACGCGAAGTGAGATTTCACCTTCACGACGCAGGCCATCCACGCTGTCAGCGTAAAAATCAGCACTACCATTGAGGCCAACGAACTCACCACGAAATAACTCAATCTCGGGGTCATACTGGACTACTGCTCGTTGACCACTTATAACCATCATGTTTTTCATGGCGCTACTCCGTTTTCTTCGAACCAACTTCGGATCGAGGCGACTGCTCCCTTGTCAGTCTCAGGGCTTGGGTGCGGACGATGAAAAACGCGCACTTGGCCAAACAGTATGACCGCAACCCTCGACCCCTCTCGCTCCTCGATTTCAGCCCCCAACTCCTCAAATAAGGCTTGGATATCTCTCCAGTGTATGGTTCCTGACACGGGCCTTCGGAATATTGCCGCGAGGGTCTTGATGTGCTTTGTCTTCATCAGATTACACCCACAGTATAGTGTCACTTTATGATACTATACATCTGATGGTGATGAAATTTTATCAACTGCTTTTTGATGCTTTGGGTTGAGTATAGGAATAAGGGCTGATCGCCATCACCCCCTCACCCCGTAGTAACACCGCTCGGCTTCGGCCTCGTGCTGGTAGCACCAGGCCACCATGTTCTTGTGCATGGGCTCCCAGTGCCGCAGGTAGGCCTTGTAATCCAGCTCCACGATCTTGGAAATGCCGCGCCAGCGGGTGGCGGCGGTGATGGGCTTAAGGCCGGTGCCGCCGCAGCGTGGGCAGACCTTGTCCACCGGCTTGCTGTGGGCCCGGCTCAGCTGCATGTCACGCACCATGCCGGATCCGCCACAACGGCAGCGCGCACCCGGGGTGCTGGGCGTGCGCAGGTACTCCGCCAGGGCCATATCCGCCAGCTGGCGCACTGCAACCCCCGTTCTTCGGTTGCGCTCCATCCGGATGCCCCGCGCCAGCCGGGCCGCCTCCTGGTGCATGGCGGTTTTTACCGGGCCCAGAAACGCCGGCTCGTCGGTATACCGGGCGTACATCAGCGCCAGCCCCAGCGGCTGCTGGCGCTGCACCCAGCCCAGCACGGTGAGGATATCCGCCCGGGTCAGCTGGCTGCGCGACGTGTCGGCGGCCTGCACCTCGGCGGCCATCACCGAGCGGGGTTGATGTAGTGTAAGAGCATATTCCAAGCGCATGTTTCCCCCTAAAATTCCTCGGTGGTCCAGCCCACCTTCGCCTTCTGCACCGCCACGAACCTGAACATCCAGTGCTGCTCTGCGGCCACTTTAATCTTTACCCGGGCATCGTCTTCCCAGAAGCCCTTCACCTCGTGCAACTCCACCATCCCCCTGCGGATCACCAGAAAATCGGGGGTGTAAAACGTCTTGTTGGCCAACCTCAGCTTCACCGGCTCGAAGGCGTAATGCTCAATCTCGCCGGCCATCAGCAGCGTTTTCAGGTGCTGGCCATAGGCCTGCTCGGTCTTGTTCATACTGCCGGGCACCTGTTTGGGCCTGGCGCGGGCCTTGAATTGCCTCATCCAATCACCCCCAACTCCAGCGCCCGGCGCTGGGTATGGATCACATGCTCCCACTGGCTGCCGTGCTCGTGCTCCCAGCGCTGCCAGCCATGGCTGTGCAACCGCTGGTGCTCCGCATGACACAGGGGAAACGCGAACAAATCGTGGGCCTTAATCGCCATGCCGCTTTCGCCATGGCCGATCACATGGTGCGCTTCCACCGCCTCGGTCACGCCGGTCGCCACACAAGGCTGAGTGCGCACCCAGGCCAGATAAGCCTCGTTGTGCCAGCGCCGGGGCTTGGGCCGCAACATGTGCACGCTGGCCGGCTCCGGGTCCACCTCAAACCGGATGGGCTTAACCATTTCGCGGAGATCCGCAATATGGTCCCGCTGGGTAAAGCGGGCGTCCGTTTCCCGAAAGCCCAGCCCGGTATCCCGGGCATCATCCTGCCACCGGCGGTTCAGCCCGTGCGCCAGCACCACCGCCGGCAGCATCTCGCCCAGCCGATGGCTCACCGCCCACCAGCACAGCTCCGCCACCGAGGCCCCGCCCTCACGCCCGCTCCAGGCCGCCACCCGCGCCAGCCCAAACTGCAACAGCTGGCGCCGGGCCAGATCATCCAGCGCCGGCAGCTCCCCGGCCCGGTGCGCATTGTCGTGATGCCAGCACAGCGGCAGCGGAAACACCCCCTGGCTCATCACCCGCTCGCCGGTACACCCCTCACCCACCACGCAGCCCAGGCCCTGCTGCCAGTCCCACATCGCCACCAGGCCCCCCAGGGCGGCAAACACCGCCGGCCGCCCAAAAAATCCGGTCAGCGCCGGCACCAACCGCGCCGGGATCGCGCCTTTGCGCCGCTCATGCAGCCCTGCCGGCAGAGTGCCGGGGCTTAACTGCGCCAGCGCTCCCCGGCAGGCCTCCCGCATCGCCGCAACACTGCGGCCGTCCGTCTGCAGCACAATCAGCCCCATCGCCTCCACGAACTCCGCCCTTGCCACCAACGCCTGTGTCACAGTTTCTCCCCCCGCCTGACCCGTGCCCGGTGATAGTCAATCCACTTCACCAGATGCTCTTTGATATCGTCGTCGGCCCGGCTCACCGCCTCGGCCACATCGTGCTTGTTGGCCTTGCCGTCGCGCCAGCGCCTCACCAGCTCCAGCGCCGTAAAATAGGTGCCGTTAATGCGCTCCTGCTGCTCGGTCATGCCGAGCAGTTCAATCCGCGCCGGTGACCGTTGTTGCATAACGTTGCGCCAGCCAGTCCACCCCCTTGGGCGTGACCTTGGTTTGCATCCAGGAATGCCCGTTCGCCTCGCCGGTCTTCAGCGCAAACAGCCCCCGATCCAGATACTCCTGCCTCGGCACCAGGGCCCCGCCAGAGCGGTAGAGGATCTTGTCTTCCTCCAGCAGCCGCGAGAACTTGATCGGCCCGTAACGCAGCATCTTGGCCACGTTGCTCAGGTTCTGCAGGCCACGCGCCTCCACATAGCGATCCACAAAGGCCGCCTTGGGTGCCGCCTGGGCCAGTGCGGCCCGGGCCTGCTCCAGTTGCGCCGACTTTTCCTTGATCACCGAGTCCGCCACCTGCAACGCCCTGGCCATCAGCAGGGCCGGATCCGCTTCCTGCTCCTGCCCGGCCACATAACCGCCATGCTGGCGGATGCTCGGCAACACCGTGCCCACCACCCACTCCTCGAACCGCTCCGCACTGGGCAACTTGGAACGCATGATCAGGCGGTACAGGTCGCGCTCCGGAATCACCGTCATGCTCTGATTGCCGCCCGGCGTAAGGACGCCCTGAATCAAGGCCCCCTTGCAATGCTCCGCAATGGCGTTGCGTGGCTTGGCGTAGCCCAGCGCCTGGGCCACATCCTTGGCCACAAACCACGGCTGCCCATCCCGCTCCGTCACCCGAATGGGCAGGGTGTCAAAATCAAACTGCAGCAGTTCAGTGCTCATGCCCGCCACTCCCCTCCACCAGGTAATCGATCAGCTCGTGCAGATAGGCGCCCTGGTACATCACCTGCGGCTGTAACAGGCCTTTCAGGTCATAGAGCTTTTCGCTGGCCACGGTGTCGAAGAACGCCTCGCTCTCCAGCTCCTCGGCCTGGCCCAACTGCGCCAGCAGCTCCCGCGCCAGCGCCGCCCGGCCCGGCTCACTGGCCCGGCTTTCCAGCTCCAGGGTGTCGTGCAACCGCGCCAGCACCTCACCCATCATCAGGCTCTCGGAATTGGCCGCCATCGACTGCTCCGCCGCGGCAGTCAATTCGTTGCTCACCGTTTGCAGCATCTCGCCCAGCAGGGCCACCTCTTCCTCAGTGGTGGGCACCGCCAGCGGCTGGCCCATAAATTTCAGCTCTGCCATCACCGCCTCCACAGGTTTTGCAACAGGGCGTTGGCGCGGCAAACCCGAGCCTCTTCCCGCGCCTCGTTATCCAGGGTTTTGGCCTTGGCAAAACTGCGGCGCGACGGGCTCCCATCCCGCCACACCCAATACAACCCCGGCCCCCGCTTACGGCAGGCCAACCCCTGCAAAAAGCGGATATTGCGCAACGCCACCTCTGCCGCCCGCTCATCCAGCGCCAGCCACTCCGCCGCCTGGCCTACCGTTACCTCTCCCCCCTGGGCCAAAGCCCGCCGGGCCAGCAGCTTGGCGCGACTCGGCCGGGCAGCCACCCACCTCAACACCCGCACCACCCACACATATCCCTTGCCCGCCTCCGCCAACTGATAACAATCCTGCCGCTCGCGGATAAGGCGAAACACCCGCGCCACCGCCGACCGGCTCAGCGCAAAACGGCGCTGTACCTCCTGGCGCTTTACCGGCCGCCCCTGGCGCAGGCAGTAGCCTGCCACCCGCGCGTGCAACGGCAGCGCTTCCCACTCAGCACTGTGCGTCATCATCAATCCCCACCTCGCGCTTCATCCGCTCCAGCTCGTCCCGGCACTCCAACTCCCGATCCCGGTAGGTCCGGGGCAGCGTCACCTCTGGCTGGCACAGGCCGTACAACGCCAGCCCGGACAACACCAGGGCCGCAATGCCCCACAACAACACGAATACGCTCATCAGACTCTCCCGCGCAGCAGCGCTTTCAGCTTGGCCACCCCCTGGCGGCCGGTTTGGTGGTAATACTCGGGGGAATGGGTTATTTGCTCCCGGCTGGGCAGCGCCTTGTGCAGCTCGGCTTCCAGGTCTTCGCCGTTCATCAGCCGGCGCACCAGTTGCTCGTAGGCCTGGGCAAAAACGGGCCGGTATTCCTCGGCGGTGAGGGTTTGCCGCTCGAACCGGGTGGCCCGGGCCGCCAGCACCACCGCCGGGTGAGAACGGCGCCGGCGGGCCACATCGTCAAACGCCTGGTCAACAGTGGGCAGGCCCAGGCTTTCCGGCGTGAGTTCGCACCACTTGATGAACATACCCGGGCTGGGGAAAAACGGAATGTCCTGCTGGCGGGCCACCCGCATACCCCGCTCCAGCTGATCACGGCGGGTACAATCGGCCTCGACCAGCGCCTTGGTCCACTCCTGGTTCGCCCGTTGCTCCGCCTGCGCGGTGGGAAACGCCTTGCCCCAGGCCGGAAAAATGATTTTCAGCTGCGCCAGCAAGGTGTTCACTACCCGGGCATCGTGCTCGGTCATGGCCGGGCGGTTGCCGGTGGCTTCCGGCGCCAGCGGGCGGTTCAGCTTATCGGCCAGTTGGCCCAGACTCTTGGGTTGGCTGTGTCGCATGGTCAGTACCCCCAATCGCCCTGGGTCCAGGACGTATCATTCTCGTCGTGCCAGTGGGCGCCGCCGGGCACCGGGCCCTTGTTGCGCCGGGCCTCCAGCGTGTTCCACTGCTTGCGCAGCTTGGATGGGCTCAGAATGTTGGTGCACCAGAACGGGTCTTTGCTGGCAAAGTCGAACAGGCTGCAAATCTCGTGGTGAGTGCGCTCGTCTATCTCGCGCATCAGGCGCACCGTGTTGGCCCAGTCCGGCCAGTTCGGCTCCCGGCTGGTGGGCACAATGATCTTGATGCGGTCGAACATCCAGCGCGCGGCCTTCAGGTCGTCGGCAGTGCCCCAGGCCTTGCCGTTGGGGGTAAACACCGCCGCCTCGGGATGATCGGCCAAAAACGGGTCGGGACTCGCGTCAGCGAGTTGCGACGAAGAGATCTTGTCTTTTGTCTTTTGAATAGTGTCTTTTGTGTGTACCCGTTTCGGGTAATTACCTGTACCTGTTTCGGGTACAGTTTTTGTACCTGTTTCGGGTACACTGTGCCCGTTTTGGGTACACGTCAGATTCCAGTCAGAAACCACCTTGTTTACGCCGATCTTTGTGCCGGTTTTCACCAGCAGTTTCATCGCCAGGAGACTCTGCTTTGCCTTGTTTACCTTGTGTCTCAGCAGCCCGGTTGCTTCAGCTATCTGGCTATCGCTGATCCTGTCCACGGGCTTGTTGAAGCCATAGGTCTTGCGAATGACGGCCAGCATGACCTTGTACTGGTGCTTCGTCAGATCAGCCATCACCAGCTCATCCAGCAGCTCGTTCGCAAGCCGGGTATAGCCCTCATCCACATCCGCCACACGGCCTCCTGCTTTGCCCTCGGGCCGGGCCAGCCGCACCACATTGCTCATACCCCACCCCGCTGCCAGTTCGCCAGCATCGCCGCCGCCTGCTCCCGGCTGGCCTCCAGCCACACCCCCATCACCCGCACCCGGTAGCGCACCATGCCGGCGCCAAATTGCGCCTTGATGTATGGGCGTACAGTGGCTATGCTTCGAGGTACTTCTGCCCTGAAGTGCTGTATTAAGTGGCCGCCCCCGCACAGGGCGGCTTTCTTTTGCGCTGCTCTCATACCTCACCCCACCATCGCTGATACAACTGCATCCAGGCCCGAGCCGCACACCGGCACCGCCTGCTCTATCTCCACCCCAATGCGCACGCATTGGGTCTCTATCTCCGCTATCAGCTGGCGCACCCGGCCCACCACCCGCTGGGTGACCCGGCCGCCCTCGCGCACCGCCACCACCTCGGCACTCAGGGCCCCGGCAGCGGCAGTCAGCGCCAGCGTGTCGTTCACCAGGTTGCCCCGCGCGCCAGCAGCAGGCAGCCGCACCGCCGCCATGCCCACATCCAGCATCAGGCCCTCTATCAGCCGGGTATTGCCGCTGGCGCGGGTAATGGCCACCAGTTCGTCCACCGTCAGCCGGTGATTGCCCTGGTTGGGGTTGAGCTTGTTGCGCAACCGCTGTCCGTTCAGCCCCGCCGCCCGGGCGGTTTGCTCCATGTTCACCTCGGCCGCAAACAGCCGGTAAGCGGTGGCCATGCCGGGATGTATGGACCTGCCTGAATCAACCGTTGTTCTTGAGTGTTGGTGTGCCATGATTAACTCATCCGTAAATGTCTGGGCGCAGCAGCTCACGGGAGACGGCGCCAGCAGTGGCTTTTTCGATATCCTTGGCGAGGGTCGGGCCGGCAGGCCGGCGACCACCAAATACATGTCGCAGGTGACCAAGGGTGGCGTTCACCTGGCTGCACAGCTCAGCCCGCTGTTCCGGGGTAAGTGCGCGCCAGAAACCTTGGAGATCATTGGCCATATACACCTCACTGAATGGACTTTTACTGTCAACACTATAGATGGACATTTGTGGACTGTCTACACCATGGACAATTAAAGTCCACGCGGGTGTAATACCCACGGATGGAGGACATAGATGAAAACAGCTGCAGATATCAGGCGGGAAAACGTCAGAAGACTGGCCAAGAAGTGGGGTGGTAACAACGCATTCGCTGCCCGCATAGGCCGTGACGCCAGTCAGGTCAGTCGTTTGATTGGCGACAACGCGTCAGTCAACATCGGCACCCGAGTGGCCAGAGACATCGAAAAATCGCTGAACTTGCCAACGGGATACCTGGACAGTGAGCACCTGGAAATGTCCGAAGCCGCCCAGACAGCCTCCCCCCAAGAGCTCGACATCTGCGATCGCCCCATACTGGAGTTGCAGCGCGACATTGAAACCGGCAGCGCCATCTTCAAGGTGGTGGGGCACCAGCGGGTGGAAGCTGAACAGCTGGAGATGGTCAACGTACGGCCGCAGGACGTGTGCATTATCCAGACCGTGGACGACGGCCTGGGCAGAACCATGGGAACCGGGGTGCGGCTGGCCATCGACCGTAGCAAGCCGCTGGCCGACGGCAAGATTTTCGCCCTGCGCTACGGCAACCTGCTGCGTATCAGGCTGGTATTTCAAAAGCCGGACGGCGGTCTGTTACTGAAGGCGCTAAACCCGGACTACCCCGAAGAGTTGATCAGCGCCAGCGAGCGCGCCGAGATGGTGGAAGTGGTTGGCCTGGCATTTATGGCTCTGAACGTACCGCTTTAAAATGCGTTTTCTCAGTCAACCCTGAACACCCAGCTTGCCAAGTGAACCCTTGTTTCCTGTTGGTCGATATACCCCATAGGGGTTAACACGCAGGTTACCCCGCTCACTACCTTGTACCCTCCCGTCAGCACCCTTGAATGCACATTCAGATTTAGCTCTCGCCGGAAAGGTGTTGACCCTCCCTCCGGGTACTCAACCAGGGTCACCGAATACCCATTCAAGTACGCACTGCGAGGATCATGCAGTCTTGGCTTATAAAGCTCGAAGCACTCGCTGATCACCGCCTCTTCAACCGAGTCATTATGATGGGTGCGCCGGGTTGGTGAGCTTGCCTCGGGTGCCGGCTGGATGATCGGTGGCTTACCTCGTTCTGCATTGTTATCTGTCAGCTGCACGACTTCCCCGCCGGCGCAGGGAATATCCTGAAAGGTGCCGCCACAATTGTAAATCTGCGCCTGGGCCGGCAGCGCCAGCAACAGCGCCATCCATCGCAATTTCATCCCGCCTCTCCCGCCAAATGGGCCGTTCAACCAATCAGCGTTTTGGTATGCGCCAGCCACTGCTCTTCATTCAAAATTTGCAAGCCGGTGTTGTGCCTGTCTCGATAATCAACGGCTTTTTCGATCTTCCGGCCGTGGTTGGAAAACCGCCAGTCACGTGAAGAAAGCGTACCGATCACCAGATAATCCAGCTCACGAACAATTCGCTCTCTGGGCTCGGCCCCAAGCATTTCGGCTACTTCATGGCATTTTTTGCGAGTGCCGGAGAGAAAACGACCGGTAAAACAGATAGTGCTGCCCTGCAACTGAATAACCGGGTTCGGCGTTAGCGGCAGCAGGGTGGCCATACCGTCCGCCACTCCCTCTGCCATGGGTTTGCCAATATATAGATCAATCGCCTCTCTCAGCTGCCGGCGTTCGTCGTCGCTCACCCGGCCATCGGCTAGGATATCGGACACCAACTGGTACAGTTCCTTGCCCGGAAAGGTGGTTTTCAGCATGCCGTTCACACTCAGCCACCACTTGAGGTAAGCCACCTCTTGATCATTCAGTTCAGGATTGGCCAGCACCCCTTTGCACAACCCCTCCAGCAGCGACTTGTCGGACTCTTGGGAATAAAAATCGACACCGGGTAATTCGGTAAGGGCCTCTATGAACTGGGGTAGCAGCTTGCTGAGGTGCTCCAGCTCTTCGCTTGTGATCACCCCGTCGGCCAGCACCTCTTCAATATGGTCACAAAGCTTCGAGAAAGCCCAGTTGTCATCAAGTTGCTTGGCGTCTTTCAGCCAAACGTCGAGATACAGCACTTCCTGCTCATCAATTCTGCTATCCGCGACGACACCGTTAAGAATGCCAACCAGGTTGTTCAGCAGCTTGTCACGGTTGCGCTTATAGTTGAACGCCCCGAGCGGCTGCCCATGTTCATCCAGTTGCTTCATCGTCCCTGCTCCCTTGTTGTTATACCGCCATCCCTGCCCTGTTTTTTAACCATCTAAATTTAGCACCCACTATCCAAACGGCCAGAATCCATTCTCCCGCAAAACTTTAAACCTTTAATTGTCAATAGCTTGTCCACAATATGGACATTTAAGGCACCTACCACCTTGCAATAATGGACTATTACTGTCCATAATCATTTCACACCGCCGGAGCAGCCCCGGCTAGCCAGGCAGGCAGCGAAATGCCCGCCCTGACCCCGACGAGGGACCGATCAGCAACATGAGTTCTTTGACGAGAATGCCCGCTTGCGAGCGGGCACCCTAAAGCCGGCTTACGAGCCGGTTTTAGGGTGTGACTACAACTCGGTCCACAACCACTGCACTGATAGGAGGCGAGCATGGAACCGCAATTTGAAATGACTCCCTATGGCCAGGGATGGGCATGTTGTTTTGGCGGCGGCAGTGAAAACGACAACCCACACCCCGCTGGCTCGGCCGATTTTCACGACTGGCAGCAAGGGTATAGGGAGGCTGCAGCGGAAAGCTACGATGAGCACCATCACAGCCTCAACCCGGAGTGGCTAGGCGACGAGCAATTTTGTCGCACCTGCGGCCGGAAAACCGGCGAGCAGGAATAAATTTACTCTCTTCGCCCGGCCAGCCAGGGCCTACTTTTTGGCATGGGCAAGGGTTTTCATCGTTTTGACCGAGCGACTGCCCTACCCATATGCCGATATGCACCAGGAGCAACACCATGCCCAAACGAATTATCATCCTGCCCAAGGCCGGCATTCACATCGACGCCTATCACGACGACAACGAGCTGCACATTTTCATTGAGAACGTGGGCGGCATCTGGACATGGCCCGAGCATTGCCGGGTAAAGGAACCAGACAAGGATGAGAGAAGGAAGCGCCACAGCCTGATCATCACCTCACCGAACAGTCGCATGATGGCAGTGCTGTTCATCAATGACCCCACCGAAGCCGAGCTGCTGGCCGGCGTGCTGGCCGGACTGAAGGAGAGCCAATGAGCAAAGACAACTGGGGCACGCCGCTGCCGGTGTATATGCCCCTGGATGAAGAGTTCAACTTTCAGGCCGACCTGTGCGCCAGCGAGTCGAACGCAAAGCATCCCTATTACCTGACGGAGGCCGACAATGCCTTGGGAGATTTAACTCCCAGCAGATTGGCCTTGTCGGTAATGCCCGGCAGTTACACCTGGTGCAATCCGCCCTACTCCGCCATTGGCCCCTGGGTAGATTTGGCCGCCACCCTTCAGCGTCGCGGCATAGGCACCGTGATGTTGGTGATGGCCGACACTTCGGTGGGTTGGTACTACCAGGCCTTGCAGCACTGCAACGAGATCCGCGAGATCGTGGCTGGGCGCCTGGCCTTTATCAACGCCGCCAGTGGCGAGCCGGTCAGTGGCAATAACAAGGGCTCTCTGCTGCTGATCTTCGACCCCTACGGCAGGCAGGGTAATCCGCGGCGCAGCTACATCACCCGGGACGAACTGCTAGCCCGAGGACACCAGTTGATGACCGAACCTGGGCACCTGATGGCGCTATATGCGGAGCCCACCCCTGAATATGTGGAGCCTGAGCCGAAATGTGTGGAGCCTGAGCCGAAATGTGTGGAGCTCAAGCCGGAACAACCATCGCCCGCCCTCAGCCCGGATCTGCTCTGGCACCACTACCAGAACGGCGATCTGAAGGCCGACAACTGGAACCTGTTCCTCTGCTGCCTGGTGGTGCTGTTCGGCCTGCAGCCGGAATACAGCCATCGCCAGGTGTGCTTTGCCCTCACCGTAGCAGACCAGGGCGGCGAGAACGACACCGCCGCCGGCCTGATCCCGGCCATGCAGCACAACATCGCCAGCGCCCACATGGGCCTTCGCTGCTGCCTGGACCGGCTCAAGACCATCCCCATCCAGCAGCAGGCCGAGGCCATCGCCCACCTGGTTGCTACCAACGAACAGGGCCGCAAGCTCAGCGCCAGCGAGGCCATGGCCAAGATGTATCCCCATATCAAAACCGAACCACAGGAGACGGTGGTATGAACCAACCCTACTACAATGCCGCCCGCCTGGCCGCACAGCTGGAGCAGGCCAAACAATACCGAGATGCCGCCAAGGCCTGGCGCCACGCCAAACGACTGGCGCGCAAATCGGTAAATATCGATTGGTGCTACAACCGTAGCCTGTTTTGCATGGGGTTTGGCCAGCGTTTGGAGCTGGCGGAAAAAAGCAAGGAGGCAGCATGAGCCCCGAACAACTGCTCAACGACTGTTGCGGCACTACCTGCGACAAAACCCACGCCATCAAACAGCTCAAAGAGCTGGCGCGGGAACACCTTACCCTGCAGCAAAAATACCAGGCCCTGCAAAGCGTCCTGGCCGACGCCCCCACACAGCACATGAGCCGAGGCAAGGTGATGCTGCCCCGCCGCATCTGGCATGCCATGGTGCAGGAAACCGCCGACTGGCGGATCCGCGCCATCAACGCCGAAGCCAGGCTCAAGGCCAATAATGCCAGCGAGCCCGTTGCCGACCACCCCCGGGTGCGCTTTATCGGCCACCAGGCCGCCACCGGATTTTACAACCACGGCGGCTTTCTCATCGGCGAGATCTACACCGTAGACCCCAGCCGATTCCACATCACCCCCGGCGGCACCACCGCCGATCCCTACACCGCCCCCGAATTCGGCGTGATCGACATCGCCGGCGGCGTGGTCATCGAAGAAATGGCCGCCTTCGAACCGGTCAACGACGCCGCAAGGGCGCTTTATCAGGAGGCAGGGCTTTGAGCAACACTACCTTCTACATTGCCGGGCCGATCAGCGGCGCCGGCTCACAGGCTCGGGAGCGGTTTCACGACACCGCCCACAGGCTCACCGCCCAGGGCTTTCGCGTACTCAACCCGGCCGCCCTGCCCCTCGGGCTGCAAGAGCACCAATACATGGATATCTGCCTGGCGATGATCCGCGCCAGCGATGCCATATGGCTGCTGCCCGGCTGGCGGCACAGCAAGGGCGCCACGGCCGAGTACCACTATGCCGTAAAGCTTGGCCTGCACCTGCACGAGGAACCCCACCATGACCACCGACCAGGAACTGCAGCGCCAGGTGTGGCAGCTGTTTAACGAAAACATCCACCTCTCCGACGCCATCAACACCCTGCTCAAGGCCATGCGCGCCATGGTAGAGGGCCGCCAATACAGCCTCACCGAGATCGCCGAACTGCTCAACCACGTAGCCAGCACCGCCGGCACCGCCGCCACCGGCAACGCCATCGGCCGGGTGCAATACAAAGTGCTCACCAACCAGGCCCAGCGGCTGCTCTCCGGACTGCCCGAGAGCGCCCTGGCACCGGACGACTACAGCGCCGGCTACCGCCAGGCCGTAAACGACAACGCCGCCGCCCTGCTACGGGCCGCCCACGAACACCTCGCCAACAACCAGGAGCCAGCATGAACCCCATCCAGCACATGGTTGCCGACATGGCCGAAGAGCCCATCGACGCACATACCAACCAAGACGGCATGAAAGTGATCCTCATGGCGCAACACCGTCACCAGCAAGCACAAGACGCCCTCGACCAACTGATCAACGCCGGCAAGGGCATCCAAATCGGTGACGACGGCCCCATCCTTGAGCCAGGTACCGACAAGTACAAAGGCTTTATCTCCGGCCTGCGCATCGCCCGCCACATCTACGGCGACTTCCCCATCAAATTCGACGGAGAGCAGTAATGAACCCAGTCAGTGAAGAAGCCATCCGGGCCGAGGCCGAGCGCCTGGCCGCCGAAGTTCGCCGGCGCCGCACCGTCAGCAACCGGGCCGTGGCCACCGTTATCATCCTATGGTCGGCACTCTGGGCCGGCATCGGCGCCAGCGCCGCAACCTTCTGGGGGTGGTGGTCATGAACAACCGGCGCAAGGAAACCCATAAGGCCATCGCCATCGCCCTGCTCATCTGGACACTGGTTTGGGGGGTGGGCCTGAGCGTGTTCGCCATGGTAATGGATCTGCTGGGAGGGCCAGCCTGATGCAACCACACCGCCGCCGTAACTCCAAATCTCCCACACCCACCGGGCGCTACGGCCCAGCTGAACACCTCAACGAGCGCGACCGAGACCACTGCCGACAGTGCCAGCGGCTGCTGGCCGGCTGGCTGGCCGGGGCCGCTCCCGGCAAGGAGAACAAACCATGCCGAGCCGAGTGATCACCCACTTGCTATGGGCTGGCGCCGCTGTGTGGCTGTTGCTATGCCTGGGCATGGTGTATCTCTTCACTGCCTGGGACGATGCCAAACGGCAATTCAATACCGAGGTTGCCTATGGATCAAAAACAACTCGCCGCAGAAAACGACGCTCTCAAGGCAGAGCTGACTAACGCCTTGCGGCTGCTGCACCAACACTGCCACACCCTGGCCGAAATCAACCGCCTGATCCACAAAGCAGGAGCCCCGAGTAACGGCAGCCTGATAGAGCGGGTGCAATACATCACCCAGTTGTTGGATTAACGCCGAACACAGTAACCAAGGAAACGCAGATCGCCCGGGGCCTGGCATAAAAACGGCCGCCATTGAGGCGGCCGGACCGAAAGGGGTCAAAAGATGTATAAAAACCCTTTTAAAAAGTAGCCTGCGGTCCGCCATAGCGCAAATTTCAAGACCCTGAAAATCAACCAACATCTACGACCTGGCGCTGCTGCTGATTGCCGGTGCCACCCTCGCCGCCCTGGCTGCGCGGCACTGACCCATACCCCATAACAACACCAACAAAGGGAGCCTGCAAAATGCTCATCCGGGAAATTATTGTCGATAACTTTGCCGGCGGCGGCGGTGCCAGCAGCGGTATTGAAATGGCCACCGGCCGGTCGGTGGACGCCGCCATCAATCACGACATGGACGCCATCAACATGCACAAGATGAACCACCCGGACACCGATCACTACTGTGAATCAGTGTTCGACGTGGATCCCATCAAGGTGGCGGCCGGTCGGCCGGTAGCGCTGGGCTGGTTCAGCCCGGACTGCAAGCACTTCAGCAAAGCCAAGGGCGGCAAGCCGCTGGATCAGAAAATCCGTGGCCTGGCCTGGGTGGCGCACCGCTGGGCGCTCTTGGTCAGGCCCCGGGTGATCATGCTGGAGAACGTCGAAGAGTTCCAAACCTGGGGCCCACTCAACGAAGAGGGCCGGGCCTGTACCCTGCGCAAGGGGTCCACGTTCCGCGCCTTTGTGCAAATGCTGGGGGCCGGCATTCCCCCGGAAGAGCGGCACAACAATCACGCCTGCAGCGAGATCAAGCACACCCTGGGGCTGGACAAGTGGCAAATGCACCGGCTGGTGCGCGGCCTGGGATACCAGGTGGAGTGGCGGGAACTTCGCGCCTGCGACTACGGCGCCGGCACCAGCCGCAAGCGCCTGTTTCTGGTGGCCCGCTGCGACGGCCAGCCGATTGTCTGGCCCAAGCCGACCCACCGCGACCCGCGGGACCAGGTGGCCAAGAAGCACCGCCTGCCCGCCTGCCCGGTAGCGGCCGACTTTATCGACTGGTCCATCCCTTGCCCGTCGATTTTTAGCCGCAAAAAGCCCCTCGCGGAAAATACCCTTAAGCGGATCGCCCGGGGCCTGGAGCGGTTCATCATCAACAACCCCGATCCCTTTATCGTGCCCGGTGGCGCGGCACCGTTTATCACCGAGTTCGCCAACGCCAGCAATCAGCGCAACATGGGCGCGGATGAACCCCTGCGAACCATTTGCGCCCAGGTCAAAGGCGGGCATTTTGCGCTGGTATCGGCGTTCCTGGCCAAGCACTACGGCGGCGGGTACACCGGGCCGGGCGCCAGCCTCGAAGCACCGTTGCCAACCGTCACCACGGTGGACCACAACGCTTTGGTGACCAGTCATCTGGTTAAGTTGCGCGGTACCTGCAAGGACGGCCAGCCGGTCACCGAGCCCATGCCCACGGTCACTGCCGGCGGGCTGCATATCGGCGAGGTGCGGGCCTTTCTGCTCAAATACTACGGTACCAATATCGGTCACGACTGTCGGGATCCCCTACAGACCATCACCACCAAGCACCGGTTTGGCCTGGTCACTATCCACGGCCAGGATTACCAGATCGTCGACATCGGTATGCGCATGTTGGTACCGAGGGAGCTGTTCAACGCCAGTAGCTTCCCTCCGGATTACATCATCGACGTCACCCCGGAAGGGAAAAAAGTCAGCATCAAGGCCCAGGTAGCAAGGGTCGGCAACGCCGTACCGCCATACCTGGCCAAAGCCCTGGTGCAGGCCAACCTGCCGGAGCTGTGCATCGAGCGCAAAGAGGAGCAAGCCGCATGAGTCACCAAAGACACACATTTGAAAACGCCCTGCGTCGATCACTGTATGCCATCCAGACGGAGGACGAAGAACTGCTGGCCCGCTACCCGGACGGCGATTACAAGGTTCCCGTAGTGCAATCAGCCTGGTGGAGCTGGCAGGTAGCGAACAGCCCAGCCGGGGAGACCGTCAACCCCCACCCGCCGGCCCTGTCCATCGTTTGGTATCCGAGCCCGGAGGCGGCGCACCGGTCCATGTGGGAGCCGGTGGCCATCGCCGAGGGCATGAGCTACGACGAACTGTGCCAATGCCAGGGCGGCGGGATCACCGCCGATGGCGAAGAGGTCGAGGTCAGCTATGAGGACGAGATCACCGGCATGAAACTGGCCGGCGCCTGGGGCTGGGTCGAACTGGATCGCCACATCATCCATGCCTGGGCCGACCACCAGGCCGACCCGGCCCGGGTGATCCACATGCTGGCCCACGAAATCGGCCACGTCACCGGCCAGCCCCACCCCGACCCGCTGCAGGAAGAAATGCGGGCCGAACAGTTCGGCAACGCGGCCCGGCTGGCCTACAGCCTGCTGCAGCAGCGCCAGGAGGCCCGCCATGATTAGCGTCGGCCTGGTCCGTCCTGTTCGCCGGCGCTGGCCGTTACCCACCAGACAGGGGTCGCCCATGGAGCAAGACCATCACAGCGCCGAGCTGGCGCGTGTCAGGGAAGAGCTGGCCCAGGTCCGCCAGCAACTGGCCACCAGCACGCAGCCGGCTTTCGCATCCCGCTTGGTGATGGCTACGCCTGGCCAGAGTAAATAAATCCGCGCCAGCATCGCCTGGCGCTTATTGAGTTTTCATCAGGAGGCGTTATGGCCAACAGTCACATCGTCACCGACGACGACCTAGCCGAACTGACCGGTTATCGTGCACCGGGCAAACAGAAAGAGTGCCTGGACCGGCATGGTATTTTTTATATTGAAGGGCGAGACGGCCAGATCCGCACAACATGGGATCACATCAACAACCCACTAAAAATCCGCAACACGCTGGCCAGTAATGATGGGTTCAACCTGGAGGGCCTGTAATGGGCAGGAAACGCAAGGACAGGGCCGATAACTGGATGCCCAGCCGGGTGTACCTCAAAGGCCCGAGCTATTTCTATCGGCCCAAGGGTGGTGGCTCCATCCGTATTTGCTCAGCTCAAGCAGCCAGGTCTGCAGTGTGGGCAGAGTACGAGGCGCTGATTAATGAACTAGGCAAAGACAACATTGCAAAGTTGGTGGCGGAATTTTTTGAATCAGCCGATTTTTCAGAACTGGCACCCACCACCCAAAAAGACTACCGGAAATATTCACAGCCGGTATTAACGGTCTTCGGAAAAATGGAACCGGATAAAGTCGAGCCCCAGCACGTCCGGGCCTATTTGGACAAGCGAGGTAAAAAATCCAGGGTGCAAGCCAATCGGGAAAAGGCGTTTTTCTCCCGGGTGTTTCGCTGGGCATACGAGCGCGGAAAGGTAAAAAAGAACCCCTGCCAGGGTGTGCGCCAATTCAAGGAAAAAGCGCGTGACAGGTATGTCACCGACAAGGAATACCAAGCGGTATATGAGTCGGCCAGGCCGGCGGTTCGCGTTGCGATGGAGCTGAGCTATCTGTGCGCGGCAAGGAAGGGAGACGTGATCACACTGCGATGGAGCAGCGTGCTGGATGAAGGGATCTTTATTCAGCAGGGCAAAACCGGCGCAAAGCAGATCAAGGCGTGGTCTCCGCGCCTGCGGGCGGCCATCGCCCAAGCCAAGAGCCTGAGCAAGAACGCCCTGGGCACCTACGTGGTGATCAAACCGGATGGTATGCCGTACACGCATAACGGCTTCAACGCAGCGTGGCGGGATGCGGTGATGGCAGCCAGGGCAAAAACTGGCTGGCCGCTCGACTTTACCTTCCACGATCTCAAGGCAAAAGCGATCTCGGATATCGACGGATCAAGCAGGGATAAGCAGATGGTATCGGGGCACAAAACCGAGGGGCAGGTATCTGTTTACGACCGTTCAGTTAAGGTGGTACCGGCCGTTGATACAGTAAAAAAGCGCTGA